GGCGGTAGAAGCAGAAAATGAAATTGAAACTATCAGAGAAATACTAGAAGATAACAAATATTAAGAAAGATGAAATAAGCAAATAAAAATAACATAATAATACCAGCAAGACGGGGACTTCAACCCGTCTTTTTTCACGTCAATTCAGGAAACCATTAAGCTCAAGGCAATATCGTTAAGCTCAAATTATATAATAACACCTTATAACTCAATGATAGCAAGGTATCGAGCAAATTATAACCACCAAACAAGGGCAAAATATCAGTGAAACTATAAAACTTTTTAAAATTTATTGACATCGACGTAACCCCTATAAACAAAGGGATACAGCTATATATTGTATGATACGTGTATAATAGATAGTATATGCACTTGACAAGAGTCTATACATTTGATAGAATTAAGGTATAGAAACAAAGGCAAAAAGAAACTAAGGAGAAAAAAAATGAAAAAAGAAACTAAAACAACTGGGAGAATGTGCCCTTATTGTCATGGTAATTTCTGTGCATGGAATTGCACGCAATGCATTGAAGGAATAGAAAAAGAATAATAAAAAAAGAATAAAAAAACTAAGGAGAAAAAAAATGAAAAAAATAGAAGGAAAAGAAACTAGGAACGAAAGATTGCAGAGAGTTGCAGCTCAAAGAGTTGCAACAATTGCAAAAATAAAAAAAAATAACGCCGAAAAAGGCGTTTTGACGGTCATCGTGACCGAAACAGGGGGTGAATGGGGGAACTCATGGGTTCCTTGTGAAGGATACGAAGAGATTTATGGAAGAGCCGAATTCCTGAATTATGCAATTCAGGAAAAAATGGGCATGACAGATGCCCAATGGGACGACGTTTCCTGGGAAGACAGCGAAACACTGTCTTCCCAACGGGAAGAAATCCAGGAGGAAATTCAAAAGGCCTCTAAGAAAGTTATTTGTGTAGATGAAAAAGGACGCATCATCTACACAAAATGGATTTCTTCTACAAAAGTAGAAGAAATCGCAAGAAATGAAAGAATTTCTTGCGAACATGAAGCAAGAAAAACAATGGAAGCAAGAGAAGATGCGGATGCTTCCATTGTTGCGGCCGAAAAGGTGCAACAAGATAGAATAACAACATAATAAGATTATCAAGGCTGGATTAATTTCCAGTCTTTTTTCATGTCAATTCAGGAAAGCCAATAAGCTCAAACAATATCGTTAAGCTCAAATTATATAATAACACCTTATAACTCAATGATAGCAAGGTATCGAGCTATAATACACCACTTAGATACAAGAAAATATTGATTTTTTCCAGAAACTTATTAAAATTTATTGACATCGACGTAACCCCTAGAAACAAAGGGATACAGCTATATATTGTATGATACGTGTATAATAGATAGTATATATACTTGACAAGAGTCTATACATTTGATAGAATTAAGGTATAGAAACAAAGGCAAAACAAACAAAGGGAGAAAATAAAAATGACAAACACAAACACAAACACAGAAATAACAATAAATAACATAAAATGGGATTTAAAAATGGCTTCCGAATGCATCATCGCTACAATAGAAAAAAATGGAACTCAAGATAAAATGTATATACATACTGACAAAGATATCGAAATATTAGAAACAGAAATAAAAAACGGCTGGATTGTAACAAGAACAATCCAGAAATAAATAAAATAAAAAGGCCGGTTGAGATACCGGCCACAAAAAAAGGGGCAAGCAAATGAAAACTTACAAAGTTATAAAAAATTGGGATGCAAAAATCATAGAAACAACAACTAAAACTTTCGGTAAGAAAAACTAAGGGGGAAAAAATGAGAACAATAATAAGAAAAAAAATGAACTTCCAAGAAGCCCTAGACTTAAGTGGGGGTATATTGAAAGAGATTTCTCAGAAAACCTTTAGGAATGAGGTTTTCGAAAAATTCCATATAGAAAACCTTTATTTCAAGGATTGCACGTTCGTCAATTGCACCTTCACAGGGTGCAACTTCCACGAAGTCGATGTGACAGACTCGAACTTCGAAAATTGTAGTATAGAAGTAATGGGTAGATATGTAGGATTTACACGGGTGGACTTCCACGACTGTAGCCTGGCACTCAGGCTAGATACAAGCGAAATCAGTGAGACCTCGTTCACAAGAACGAGCTTCAAAAAGTTCGAACTGACAAGTTCGAGTATTAAAAACACTCAGTTGTATCAGGAAGGAGGTGAACAGGTGCGATTAATACGATGTAGTATGGAGAACTCATCCTTATAGGGATGAGTTCTAAAGAGGAAGTCTTTCGGGACTTCTTTTTTAGCTTACAAAATGAGTATGAGTAAAACATAATTATAAGAAAGAAGGAATTAAAATGGAAAAAGCACTTGAAAAATTAACCGATGGAATAGAAGAGTATCTTAATAACGATGAAACTATTATGAATTGTTACCGTGAAACTTTCCACAGAAATCTTGAAAAATTAGAAGAAAAATACCCGGAAATAGAAGACAAGGAAATTATAATGGACCATCTCAATAACGCTGGAATCGCTGAAAGTGAAACTACATATATATTATATTAATAAGAATAGGGGTTGAATAAAATGAGTAATAAATGTCCCAAATGCAAGGAAAAAAAATACAAGAATTTTATAACCGAAGAAAATAAAAAATATAAAGTATGCGAAAAATGTGGTCATGACTCAAGGAATAAAAGTCAAAGTTATTATAAAAGAATGGAAAACGAAGACAATATTTTTGATAACAATATTCATGGGCTAGGGAATTTATAAACTGAAGGGGTAAAATCAATATGAAATTTAAAGAACTCCAAGCGAAAAGCAAAGAAGAACTAATTAACCTTATACAAAATTATCAAATCGTAACTCTGAAACATGATGACATAATCGAAGATCTTACTGATGACATAATCAAACAAGTTATAGAATTATGAAAGAAGGTATCGCAATGAACCAAGAAAAAATATACAAACAATATAAACAAGAATTTGCTGAAGGAAACTTAAAAGCAGCGAATGAAAAATTTAATTATTTATTGAAAAACTTATTTTTATGTGATGATGAAATAGAAAATATAATTATTAAACAAGAATATTATAGACACAAAAACGCTGTAATTTTCAAAATTATTCATGAAGTTTACGAAAAAACTATCGCTTGGTTTAATACGGAATATCTTAATTATATTCAATTACTTTCAGAAATAAAAGCAATTAATATTAATTACGGGTTGAAATAATAAAGGAAGGATTAAATAATGACTGAACAAGAAACAAAATTAAACAACGTAACAAATAATATCAAAGATTTCTTATCGAAAGAAATTAATAAAATCCAAGAAGAACAAAGAAACAAATCAATAGCTACTACAATTATCAACCAACTACCAAAAGGCTGGAGATACATGACAGGGACTAAGATTATAATGGCAATCAAGAACGGTTTAGCTTTTCGTCCTGGAACTAATCCGGAGGCGATATCACATATAGAAATTCGACTTAACTCTATGGACTTATACGACGTGACCACATACAAAGGCAAGGGTCTCAAGATGACGAAGAAAGAAACTATATCAGGCTTATACTTCGATATGTTGCAGAAAACTCTTGAACAAAAAACTAAGTTATATTTCTCATTGTAGAAATAGAAGGAAGGTATCGCAATGATAATAATTAATAACAAAAAATTTGCTGAAACTGAAAAAGAATTCGTCGACTCTGTATTCACAAATCAAACATGCGTAGGATATGCGAAACGATACAAGAAAATAATCAACGTAATGGATCATCAGAAAAATAGAATAGCTCAGTTGAATAGATGGGGCGTGCTATGCAAGGCCACGGCTATAGAAAATGGGAAATACTGGTATAACTTCGGGACCATTGATATAATAGGAGAATTCAACGATATGCAAAGATATGTAGAAAAAATAAGAATAAGAAAAGAATTGAATAAAAAAAATGAATGGGAAAATATATACAAATAAGAAAGGATCAAACAATATGAAACATTTATTTAAAAAATTAACTAATAAGCAAATACCATTTGATGCAGAAATACAAATAGAGGATAACTTAGAAGACCTTGAACCTAGCTTTTATGAGGTCGGTGAGCTAATAAGCGTCAAGGATAAAGTCTATAGAGTAGTATATGAAAAATAAATATAATAAGATATTTTAATTTTAATCGGCTGGATTCTTTCCAGCTTTTTTTTTTTTCAATTATTAATCATATAGTCAATATAAAACGATTGTAATATATCTTAATACAATCTATACAATCATATTAAGTAATTCAATCTCATTATAGAATCAAAGCAAGGAAACTTAATTATTAATTACAATATAATGTTATCATGATAGCTATATCTCAATGATACAGTATCATATCGACGTTATTAAGCTGCTCTCATACTTAGCTGTGACAGTTGCATATAAGAGATTTTGAAACTTAAATTTATTATAGAATATAATTTTAAATATTAATCTTAATTACAATTAGAATGAGGATAAGAACCGGATAGGATAGCACAGGATAAGATAAGATAAGGAACAAGGAAGCGATACAATAACATACAATCAATCAATTTATTATTCAGCCATATCATCGACTCAATGACAGTAAGCTCAGTCAATTATTTTCCTCTTAAGCTCAGCTGTTAAGCTCAGGCCGTCGACACGCTCAGCTCACAGCTAAGCTCTCCACTCATATCTCTTAAGCTCACAGCTGCTATTAAGTAAGTCAATGCCAATAAGCTCAAGGCAATAAGCTCACGATATATTTGTGTTGCATTATGCTACAAGCTCACGAGTAAGCTCAAGGGGGGGGAGGGGTCATTTTTATGGGCGACTTTTTTGAGCTCAACCGAAAGCCTGCCTCGTTCATATTTCAGCCACTCTCTCACTATTATATTGATGTTTATAAATAGTTTATGGTTAGTTGTCGTTATGTTGATTATGATAAGCTCTGTTTGACATTTTGAGTGATATGGTTCATAATTGGATAAAGGGGTGATAAATCATGAGAGAAAATGGATTAGAAATTGAGTGTGCTGGAATCGGTAAACCTTTGGAGAAGAAAGATAGTGAACTTGATAAGCTTACATTTAAGTATGAGAAAGCATTACAGTTTTTAGCATTAAGATGTCTTGATGATGAAAAGTATGGGGATGATTATGAAGATTTAAAAAATCATTTTGAAAATGCTATTGAATTTAAGTGGAAATTAGAACAGGAGAAAAATCATGAAAAGTAATTTTGAAGTAGATGTAAAAGGTCATGGAGCGTGTGGAGTTTTGTTCATTTCAAATGGTCTAAGAGTCGTTTGGAAAAAATCTGGATTCGGTGACGGAAAATGTTTCGGTTTAATTAAGGGAAGAAAGATTGACCTTATCGCTAGAGTCGAGAGTAAGTTTGAAGCCTTGGAAGTCTTAACAAAACTTAATTCGATTGTCGGAGGTTTAGGATTTTGGACGATTTCAAAGAGAGAAATATTAGCACTCTCTAATGAACGAAGGATAGAGTTAGACAGGGTCTCGTCCGAAGTTCAAGATTATCTTATGGGAGTTGACGAAGAAATTACTGTTATGAATAAATCCTATTATGGCCTGAAGGAAATAAGCAAGACTCCTGATGATTATAATATGTATCACTTGGATGAAGCTTATAATTACAGCAAGGAAAGTAAAGAATCAGATAAGAACGATGAAGAAATTCCTGAAAAGAAGGAAGATAAAAATAACAATAATAAAACATCAAGTAAAAAACGAAGGAGAAATAGATAATGACATTAGATATTATGAAAACAGAGTTACAGGCACTGGTTATCGAGGATGAAGATTTCGCAAGGAAAAGAGATAAAGCTATTATGTTAATTGGAGAATATGAGCAACATGGAGAAAAAGGAATTCTCATAACTCTTCAAATGATTATCTCAGAATTTTATGACAATGGAATTATTACTGAAGAAAAGAAAAATGAATATAATGATTACCTGGAAAGTCTGAAGTGATTAAAGATATGGAAATGACTCAAACTTTCTTATTCGGCATCTGTGGCATGTTCTTCTTTATGTTTTGTATGATTATGGGGTTACAAGCGAGATTTGATAAGATAAAAAAACAATCTGATTATCAAGGTAAAGTAACAACGATTGCCCTTGATTTAATTGGAACAAAAGACCCAGAGTTTCAGAGAGAATTTCTAAAGCACATTAAATCCCCCGACAAAAAAGAGGTCACTCAATGAGCTCATGGTATTCAAATGTATCCAAAGACGAATCTTACGACCTCGAAGTTAAATGCCCTCTCTGCAAATCTTGGAATTGCTACTCATCTCATCCTCCAACAATAGAAGGAAACACAAAAGACGGCATCCTCGAATGCGTAAATTGCAGAAAATTCTTTTATTTCGACAGCAAATTAGAAGTTGAAATGAATATTAACGAATAAAACTTATCAGCTGGATATATAACACTAGAAATTAAAGATGTTCCCAGAGCAATTCATCTTTATAAAGAGCAAGGCAAAGCATTAATTAAATAGTTAGCTAAAATAGCAATAATTGGCGAAATATCAAAGAATACAAGTATTTTTAAGAAAATGGATAACATCAACGTGAACTTTTCTTGATAGGAGAAAATGGGGGTGTGACCTGCCTGATGCTTAAAAAGGCGTGTTATCGTTGCCATATATCAATACATTAGTAAGCTTTTGTTGCAGGGGTCGATAATGTGTATTTTTGTGGAGGTTTGGTAATCTGGTATTTTATCTGGTATAATGAAAGAATAAATGTCGAATAAAGAAAGGGGCGATAATGAATAAAAAAGACTGGATGAATACAATACAAGAACATGTATCTCAATTTCCCGTAAAGGAGAATATACGACACAGTGAGTTAATCGAAGATGTAACAGTAGATTATCACTGGATTTGGGGGTGTCTAAGTTTTCGGTTGTCTAAGAAGTTCTGTGAATTTTCAGTAATCACTTCATACCACCTCGATATGTCAAAAGCGGAAGATGAATTTTTCAAAAAGTATAAAGATGCGAAAAATACTTTAAAGATTCTTTGAAAGAATTAAAAACCAGCAAATCCAAGAGGAATTGTTCTAATTGAATAAGCTCATAGGGAGGAAATATGGAAAAGGGAAGATTTTATGGCAAGGATAAAAGTATTACATTTAAGGTTGACCCATGTTTCTATAAATATTTCAATGATGCAGCTAACCGTCGGGGTTTGAGTGCTACTCGGTTTGCGAAACGAATACTTCAGGAGTTTGTGAACGAGGAGATACGAGAAAGTTATTCAGAGGAAGTTTGGGATAAGATTGAGGATTGCGAGCTTGGTGGTCTTGTTGATAGGATGGACGATGCTACGAAATAGAAAAGGGGTAAAATATGAGAGAAACTAGAAAAATGACAACAGTTGAGGTTTTGTTAGAGCAAGATGTCAGAAAATATAAACATGAAATTGATAAATTAACGCACGAAGTTATACTATTGGGTAAAAAGCACAATAGAAAAATTCACATAGATATAAAACAAGCTTACAAAAATCACACGAAAGTGCTAACAGAAACCTATTTGAACTCATTGGAAACTCTTTGTGAGTATATATGCAGCGATAAAGATATTATATATGGAGATGGCAAAAGAAAATATGGATAATATCTGTTAAATGAATATAATTTCCGTCCAGAGCTTATTAAAAAACGAAAGTGGATAATGAGATTGTTGGAAAGTTGGAAAGATAGGCAGGAAATTAAAATTGAAGTTAAACCGAATAAAACGACAAAGAATGTCGGGCAAGATATGAGCAAGGCTTGTATTGATGGTTTTAAATTACGGAGCGAAAAGGGGTAAAAAATGGAAACATTAGAAATAATAAAAAAAACAAGGGAATACCTGGATTACATTGAAGAGCATATATTGAATATTCAAAAGGCGTTTAAGGAATTGAATGATTCAAAGGGATTTCAACAAACTCATTTCTGTTATGATGATTTTAATTTTTTCAGATTAAAAGATATGATAATGGGGCATGATAAATCTAAACTATCAGAGGGAGAATTTGTTCAATATAGAAAATCTTTTTATCCCACTGACATAGAAATGGAAAAATATGGAAAATATCCCATGTCAGAAGCGTGGGAGCATCATAAAGAAAACAATGACCACCACTGGGAGAGAATTGAAAAGGAATGCACTGAATATGGTTATTATCAATGTATCCATATGGTTATTGATTGGACTGCGATGGGGTATAAATTTGGAGATACAGCGAGAGAATACTATGAGAGCAATAAAAATAAGATTAAACTTCCTGATTGGGCTGTTAAATTTATTTATGAATTGTTTGAAATGCTTGAAGAAAAAGGAGAGTGCAAAACTTGAAAGATGAAAAACAGGTGAATAGCAAGACTGAGAAATTGTGGGTTGATTTTGTAGAGAACCGTTGTAAAAAGGATGTATTGGGAAAGAAGATGAGTATGGAAGATTTAAAGGCGTTGTTTGAGTGAATATAAGATGATTGAAGTAATAAATAGAAAGGGGCATTAACTTTTGAGTAATGAAACCAATAATAATAAAGAGTTTAAGAAAATCTCTCTTGACGAATTGTGCGAGGACGAGAAGCAGAAAGTAACAGCTGAGCTTATTGCGAGGGGTCTGAGTGCAAAGCAGGTTATGCGTGGCGTTGGAATAACTGAAGAGCAGATAGAGAGATGGATGAACGATAAGAAGTTCAAGGGGATGGTCGAGAATTTGATACAGGGTCGTTTAATCAAGCTTGAGCAGGCGAAAATCAAAGCTGATGACACTTTGCTTAGGGGAGCTAATGTTATGGGCGTGTTGATGGGTGCAATCGTGAATATGACGCATAAGATGAGTAAGAAGGTGTCGGATATGGCGTTGGATAAGGAATATGAGTTCAGTCGGAGCGACCCTGATACCGTTTTTAAGCTTATTGGATTGTTGAGGGAGATTCGTTCCGAGGTCGATAATATCCAGATTCGGAGCTTGCATCTTCAGTCTGATGGTTCGAACACGACAACAAATCCGATGGACGCAAATTATAGTCCGAAGTCGTCGATAAGAGTTATGAAGATAATCGAGAAAATTAATGACCTTGCCAAACGTGAGGGGATTCCGCTCGATAAAGCAAGAAAGATAATCATGAGGGATGTTGAGGTGATTGAATGAATGGGGAACCATATACTAATAGATAATTGCTTTACATTTCAACAACTAGATGGTATTGTTTTAATATGGAAAATATAATAAAAGATTTATATGTTAATAAAAAATATAGTTTAAGAATGATTGCTGATGAAATAGGGAGAGACCACCATTGGGTAAAAAGAAGATTATTAAAAAATAATATAGAGATAATTTATGGTAGAAAAAAACCTATAACAGAAGATCATAAAAAAAATATTAGTATCAGTTGTAAAGGAAGAAAAGGGTGGTCAAAAGGTAAAAAAATGCCAAAAATTAGTCTTTATAAAAATATGATTTCGCATATAAGATTTAATATTGATTTGGAATGGGTTACGCAATTTGAAGAAATTGAAAAACTTAAATTATTAAATGATATGATTACTAATAAAGGTGGTAGGTATGCAGAAAATACAACTTGGTATATGTCTTATATAAACAAATTTTATAATGATAAAGATTTTAATCTAATTTATAATAAATGGTTAATTGATAAAGATCCCTTCATGAAACCCTCAATAGACCATATAATACCAAGAAGTAAAGGTGGAACTAATGAATTATCAAATTTACAAGTTTTAACATGGTTTGAAAATAAAAATAAAAGAGCTATGTCACAAGAAGAATGGAATAATAAAAAATTAAAAATATTAAGTTATTTTCTTTAAAGGAGAATTAAAAAAATGAGGGAAATTAAAAGATATAATTCAATAGAGGAGGTAAAATCCATAGGGAGAATCACTTGTAATTCTTTAATAAATGCTGATTGCTTAAAAGCCATGAAGTTTATTGAAGATAATAGTATTGATGCTATAATTACCGATCCTCCCTATGGGTAAATATTGTTACTACAGCCTGCAAATGGGATTCTGTAATAGACTTTGAGTTAATGTGGGAACAACTGCATCGGGTTATCAAGCCTAATGGGGCTATCGTTCTATTTGGTTCCGAACCGTTTTCTTCTGCTTTAAGAATGTCTAATATTAAGAATTATAAGTATGATTGGGTTTGGAATAAGAAAACACCAGGGGGTTTTGCACATGCTAAAAATATGCCTTTGAAGTATATTGAAAATATTATGGTCTTTTCAAAAGCAAAAGTTGGACACATTCAGCAAATAAAAAATAGAGTTCCTTACAATCCTCAAGATTTAAAAAAGGTGAATAAAATTCAAAAGAATTGTAAAAGGAAAAAAGAAGAAAGTGCATTTGGTAACAGACCTTCACATAAAAATGAATATACTCAAGAATTTACTAATTATCCCAAAAACATTTTAGAATTTAGCAGAGATAAAGGTTTCCACCCAACCCAAAAACCAGTAAAACTAATCGAATACTTAATCAAGACATACACGCAAGAAAATGAAACAGTTCTTGACTTTACTTCAGGCTCAGGCACCACTGCAATAGCATGTTTGAATACCAATCGGAATTATATCTGCATTGAACAAGATGAAACGTATTATAAACAATCTTTAGAAAGAATTAAAAATCACGTTGTGCAGGAGGTGATGTTATGAGTATCGAACACAATAAGATTCATTGCTCCGAAGAATCTACACCGAATCACTACCAGGAAAATCAGGTTGACTAAATTCAGCTGTGTCTTGAATAGTTTGTGTATCCCAATGATTTTTAATACCAGTTACTCCCATTTCCCAAATATATCCGGGTAATAAATAATAAAATCCAACTCCAACTTTTTTGGTTCTTGTAGCACCTTGAGTCATTATAATTGAAGCTTGAACATCTGAAGGTGCAAACAAAAAATTGTATTCTAAAGTTGCTGAAGGAAGTGCTTCTCCCGGAGCTGTGGCGTGTATTCTCACTTGATGAACATCTGGACTAATAGACTGAATTGGAGGCAAGTAAGCTATTCCCTGATTACGATATAAAGCGAGTTGATAATCTCCGTAAACATAAGGATAACGAATAGGTTCTTCGTCGTATAAAACAGCTTTGAGAGGTTCGTTGACCGTCATTGTTCCTGAATAAGGTGGAGCGATAAGTTGGTCATAAACAATACTCAAAATTGAATATTCTTGACCACCTAGAGTGATTTTATCATTGTCAAGGATTATAATTGTCATGTCCTTAAATTTCAAAGTATAATTGAAGTTATCCAAGTCATGAGTATGCGATTCGATTATATGAGTGTGGTCGTTTACATCATGACTATGTTGACCTACTGAACCGTCTGCGTCAAGAGTTGTGAGAAATTGTTTCGGTTTTGTAATTAAAGCATCGGTATTATTGTCAGTTTCTCCTCCTGTCAGAGGAGGAACATAACCAAGAATATCTCCGTCCACTACACCAATAAGTGCAGGTTGAGGACGAGGAGAAAGTGCCGCATATTTTAAATTAGGGTCATTCTCATCTACTATAACCTCTAAACATTTAAAAAGAGTATCAGGATTACATGGGTCCATTTTCAAAAAACAACCTGTTTTGATTTTATTAGAAGTTGTAGTCCCCATCTCATAAATATTTGTATCGTTTATATAAGTTTTTACAAACGATCCATTTGTGATAAAATCATCAGCAACACTTATTTGATTCCCGAATATCGGACCAGCTGAAGCATATAAAGGTGTTCCTAATATTGTTTGAATCCTGAGTTCACCACAATTATTAGTATTATCAAAAGCATCAGTTGTCATGATTATTGGTAATGTCTGAGGATGAACCACTAGATTACAAGAGTATATTTCCCCTCTGGCATAAGTTTCTCTTAAAGGTGGGTCCACGAGGATGTAATTTGCATCTCCATCTGAACCAGTTCCAAGAACACGGTAAGCATCAAGTCCCTCTTCACCATCTAATATAATTCCTTTTTGTCTTTTGCCCTCTTGAAAGTATTCACTGTCAAGGATATTCACTTTAAGTTTATTAGAAAATTCCTCAGACAGACCACCAACTTCTGCAACCTGTTCAGCTTCGTAAATATCCTGTAATAAACATTCAAGTATTATTGATGGAGTTGCCATATCATACCTCCGTTAAAGTTATCGTATAGGTTGGGTGAAGAGGATTATCCTGATTCATATCATATCCAAAATCAGAAAAAACTATGGTATAAGTTTTACTTTCTGGAGAAATGAAAGGGAGCTCATCATCTTTTTCAAACTCTGCAAGTATAGAGTCTATCATATTAAAGCTTAAACCACCCATAGAAAAATTTCTTTTGAGCAAAGCTTTTCCTGCACCATTAGAAACAGTGGTTTTCTGAAGAGTCCCGTTTATTGAGCGTTTCTTGTATTGAAACTTCTCAAAACTTACTTGATATGAACCAGGATTATAAGGAAATTGGTAAGAACCTATTGTTATATTATCGTTTATTGTTAATGACATTTAATTACCTCGTAAATCCTAAAGAACGACTAGAAGTTACCCCTCTTTGACGTTGCTGATTAAGTTTTTCTCTTATAGTATTTCCCATAATATCTCCTAATTGCTGAGCATCCATAGGGTCGTTAATTGTTATTGGTCCACTAAATCCCACCGTTACATTTTGACTAGAAGAACCACCGGAGACACCGGGAACTTCAAGGGCAGGAGTGGTCAACCCATTCCTTGAAAGTCCTCCGGCACCGATGGAATTTCCATTTGATAATGATAAAGCTCCGCTTGTTTTAGCGTAAATATCTGAAAAATTCCCTAAAGCACTTTGCATCATGCTAGTATCCGTCAAAGACTTTGCAAGTTCACCCATAAAGGTAGAACCTACACCAGCACCCCAAACGCCTATCTGAGAAAGAGGACCTTCTTTTGGTGGAGAATGAGCTTCCATCAATGACCCGATACTATTTTGAAGAGCATTGATTAACTGAGATTTACCGCTTCCTAATGAAGCTGCCATTCCGTTTATGAAAGACTTAGCGGTTTTTTCACCGTAAGTTTGCATCTGAGTTGAATCAGGATTAAGTTCAGTCAAGAAATTATCGAAAGCAGTTTTTACCATAGCTTTATTTGATGCAAGATTATCTGTCATTCCTTTTCCAACAGTTGAGGCCCATTTTGAACCTTGCTCATAAGCACTCTGATTTATTGACATTTCTACAGCACTCGATGACGACATTACAACTTCTTTAAAAGAATCAGAAATTGACTTACTACTTCCCCTAATTGTAGTCCCGAATACGCTTGAATATGTGTTTGCATTAATTTCGGCTAACTGAGACGAAAGTGCAGGTTGAGAGAAGATGTCTGTTAATTGTTTTTTATGAGAATCCATTAAAGAAAGAGATTCCTTCGCCATAGTAGCACCCATGACCTGACCCCATGTAACTCCATTTTTCGCTTCGTCTGCTATTCTTTCAGACCAGTATCTATCTTGTTCCGCTTTTAATAGTGAATGTTGGTTACTGAGTTCTCCGAGTGCTAAGTCTGTGGTCACTTTTATACCATCGACTGTAACCTGTTTCAGAACGTCAGTTTTTTCTCCTACGACTTTTGCAGTCTGGTCAAGAGCTGCTCCAACGGCAGGAGCGATACCGTCACTTGATGTTTTAATAATTTTATTAATTTCTTCAGTTTTTTTCTGCATAGTATCGACAGTATTACCAAATTTTTCCTCTGTCTGAACCTTGCCCTCGTCAATTCCTTTACCGATACCTTCCATCAATGTTTTACCTATTTTTTTTGATTTTTCTTCTATTTCGGCAGTTTTTTCATCCATTTTATTGATGAAACCATCAGCTGTTTTATTCGCCAAGTCCTCAGCATTGGTAACAGATTCAGTAGTTTGTTCCTTAATTGTATCAGGAATAGTTTGATAAACTGTATTTGCAGCCTGTTTCATTGGTCCAGCTTGGTCAATGAGTTGTTTTTCAAGATTGTCCAGAGTGGTTTTCATAGTTGCGAGAGATTTTACCTGAGACTCTGTCAAAGGATTTTCGAGACCTTGCTTAGTTGCCTGAGTCATAGCGGTTTCAAGAACTAAAATATTATCCTGAATACCCTTAGCCATGTTTTCAATAGCTTTGCTTCCTATTTGAGAAGCTCTCTCTTTTATCACTTCCGCTTTTGTGAAAGCGTCCACAACATTTTCTCTGATAGCTGTTTCCAGAGTTGCTTTTTTATCGGCTATCTTCTGTATTAATGTGGTATTATAAGCGTTTATGGTCTTGGTAGCACCGTTTCTAACATCTTCAATTAGTTTTGGGTCACCATACAATTTACCAAATTCTTGAACTTTATTTGAAACTTCATTATAAGCTAAATCAAGTTTCTCTTTTTTTGTTTGTCTGTATGCGTCAACTACTTCAGTTGCACCCTCTCGTGCTTTAGATGCGGCAGTTGGGTCAATGTATGCGTCCCCAATTTTTTTAACAGCTTTTGCAGTATCCTCTGCAGCTTTAGTTACTTTCTTTGGAATTTCTTTAAAATGTTCAATAGACCCGTCTATATTTTTTTTCGTCTTGAGTCCAAATTTGACTATAACGTCAGATATTTTTTCCCCGTTAAGAATAGCCTGACCAACTTCAGGACCGTAGAGCTTAGCCCACTTCAACGCCATTTCCGACCTATTATCATCAATAACTGTTTGACTTGCGTCAGATACTGCTTTACCAATGAAGGGAATCCAATTAACCATACTGTCAACAAATTTCCCAATAGAGTCCTTCCAAGCGTCGCTTAACATAGAATTGATTACAAGTCCTATTGCAACTCCGACGGCACCGCCAACAACAAAAGCCGTGGCAAAAGAAGCTATAACTCCACTTGAGATAGCTGTCGCCCACGGAGCAAATAATATAGGACTCAAGTAAGCTGTAACTGGTGCAATAACAGAGGTCATTAAAAAAGTTTTCAGAGCAGCTAGAATACTTCCCCCAGCTTGAACTCCGAGCATCGTAGCAAGTTTAGTTTTCGCCATAAGTGCAATACCTGTCGCTACGAAGTTCATCACAGCCATACCGAAAATAGCAAAGACTTTTAAAACTCCGAGTCCTGCCGACACTATTGTTATGAGAGTTGCTATTTTGGCGAGTATTATTGCTGTCGTTCCTAAATTATTCCAGACCGTTTCAAGTAACATACCGACACCTGCGAAAGCAAGATTAAGACCTATACTAAGACCTGTATCAATTGCTTTAAGAATTACCTGACCAATTGCTGTTTGTAAAGGTTCATAGTCTCCTGTTTCAAATGCAGTTTTGAGAGTCGTTATAAGATTTGAAGATATTCCACTACCACCAATGAGCTTATCTATTCCACTAACTAAAAGAGCCCACCCTGTTGTAAAGGCAGTCAAAACTTTCTGAAACATTGTGGTTAATACCGGTTTAATTTTTTCACCAATACCACCGAAAAAATCTCCAAGTATTTGAGAGGGAGAACCAGCACCGCCTTTTTTACCCTCAATAAGTGCTATCATCCCGTCAATAAGAAGGTCGAGTCCAGAACTGATAAATTCTAATACCTTCACCATAGATTCCCCTATGGATTTTCCAATAGTTCCCGAATTAATTGCGAGATAAGTTTCCATTTGATAATAAAAATCTGTTGCAAATTTATCGAGTTTTGGACTGAGTTCATTGGCTAAACCATCAAGAAAATTAAAAATGGATAATATCGCTGGTTTAAGTGTGCCCCCACCCTGAGATATGGTTGAAGATAAAGTTGTAAAAGCGGAATTGAAAAACTTTTGTAAACTCTTTACCACTTTAGCAGGATCAAGACTATCGAACAATTTTTCAATAGCACTTAATAAATTTTGTCCCTGAGTTTTTATCACGTCAAGAGCAGCGTTGAAAGCTTTCTTGAGAGCTCCTGCAAAATCTATCGTCATTCCTTTTTCTGTGATAGTTATAAATTCTATATATCGTGCGATAAGTTCTCTAATAACTCCTATTACAGAATTGATTCCAGTTTTCAAAGACTTGTATGCACCAACTATATTCGGAATTAATTTTACAATTGTATTGTGAACAGATATTGCAGTTCTGATAGCTTTAGCTATTAGGTCAAATGCTTTTCCCCCAATGCTTCCCGCAGTCTTAACAATTTTTGAAAAAGTTTCGCTGGATATTGTAAACTTACCCATGTAACCGGTAACTATTTTAATAAGCTCTCCAGAAGCTTTGAGAAAGTTTTGGAATCCTTTTCCCACTTTAGCTATTGCATCTACCATGTTTTTTACAGCTTCGCCACTTGTTACCCAATCAGAAAATCTAATAATAACCAAGCTTATCCATTGAACTATATTCCCCACCGCTTTGCTAAAACCCTCAGAGAGTCCATAAAATTCCTCTGTAATTGAATATATACTTTCTGTGATGCTATCAAACTGTGTGGATGCGGTATCTGTAAAGGTTTTAATATATCCTTGAGTAACCGTTATAATTGATTGTATTCTTTGATTTTCATTAAAGAACTCTGTAACCCATATAATTGACTCTGCAAAAGCTTCACCGATAGTTACAATCCCCTCTGCAAATAAATCAAGTGCAGGTTTTCCAGTTGCTATTATTTGACCGAAAATTCTGAAAGAAGTTACGAGTAAATTTGTTGATGATGTCAAGACTTTTGTTGCGTCTTCTACAAGTCCAGTTGTGGTTATAAAAGCGTCAAAAGCTCTCACAGTATCAGTCGCAAGTCTTATTATATCTGTAAAAGATTTCTGGAAAGGAGTTCCTAAACTTATAGTTACACCTTCAACTGCTGATTTGAATAATGTTATAGAACCTCTGAGATTATCAAGTCTTAATTTTGCTTGTCGGAAAGCTTCCTGAGTGCCAGTTACTTTTTCTGTGTATTCTCTTACTTCATCTCCGCCAGCTTTCAGAAGAGTAATCATCGAAGGACCAGCTCTTAATCCGAAAAGTGCCATTGTTTGTGTAGTTGTTATACCTGCTTTGTTAAGTGTATCAAGAATTTTCGCAAATGATTTTGTTTCTGGATTTACATCTTTCATTGTTAAACTCAAAGCTGAAAGAATTCCATTTGTTCTGTCTGAAGGTGTTATAAGAGCTGTAAAACTTTTTCTTAATGCTGTTCCTGCCTGAGAACCTTTGATATTTCGGTTTGCAAGAACTTCTAATATTCCAGTAGTATCTTCGAGAGATACGTTTAAAGCTCCTGCAACTGGACCTGCATATTTCATAGATTGTGTCATATCTTCAAGAGTAATCATAGAATTTGAAACTGCTGCTGCATAAACATTTGCAACTCTGGAAGATTCTTCAACTTCGAGTCCAAATTGTTTAAGAGTTCCGACCGTGGCTATTGTGGCAAGATTCAATTCTGAACCTGTTGCTTCAGCAAGTTTAACAGTTCCTGCTAAAGCTCCCATTGATTCTTCAGCGTTTAGACCTGCTTGACCTAAAAGATATAATGCTTGGGCACTCTCTGTAGCTGTTTTCGAGGTAGTTCTACCCATATCGTGAGCAGCTGATCTTAATTTTATCATATCTTCAGTAGTAGCACCTGTAACAGCTGCCACAGCACTCATTTGTTGCTCAAAATCCGCTGTTGTATTTATTATACTTGAGAAAGCATCATAAACTGCTTTTCCCATTGCTATGAAAGCGTTGGAAATATCTTTAATAATTTGTATCGCTGCACTGATTGTCAGCGTGAGTTGTGAGAAGGTGGAAAATAATGTTTTTACAAAACCAATGACTGAACTTATCGCATTTTTAAACGTGTTAAATACCGCTATCGCTGCATTGAAAGCTGAAGCAATTACACTCTTAATAAGATTAAATCCTGCCGAAGCTACACTTACAAAAGTTGAAACAACGGCAGAAGCAGCACTTAATGCAGCTTTTACTAGATTGATAGGATTAAGAAGTGTAAGAAATATTTTTGCAATTCCAATGAGAGGAGAGAAAGCCAACATAACAATATTAAGCGGACTTAACATTGAACCAAGACCAGATGTTATAGTAGTGAGAGCAGAACCGGCTGACAATCCAGCTGCTTTAAAGGATTCTCCAAAAGAACCCATAAGTTTTTCAAGACCTCCGATTTCTTTTTCAGTGCCTTTTGTATCAAAATTAACATCAAATTTAGCTCCTGATTCTGTCGTAAGTTTTAAACTTTTGACAGAACCTTCAACCGTATTAATGATTTTTGTTGCTTCATCTACAGCTTTAATAATCATTTCAAAATTGTCAACTGCCATAATATTTCCCTCACTTCATGCTTTATTTCTTAGCTTGCTTTGCTCTATTGATTCGACTCTGTCTGTCTTTTCCCTTTTGTGCTTTTTTTGCTCCCTCTCTTTCTGCATTTAAATAAACTTTTGACATTTCGATAAACCATTTTGGCTGGTCTAATATTCCACCAGCTACTGGTAATGCATTAAAATTTCTACATAATGCCAAAAGCTCTAAAAAATTTTCATTTCGAGGGTCTATTTTAAGATTGGTCGGGGAAGTCTCACGCTCACGGTGGTAAGCATGAGACTTTCCGACCTCTATGAGTTTTTTAACTGGTCTTCTTTAGGAATATAAGAACAATCCTCAATAGCTTTATTTATCTCATCAAATATTGTCTGAGGAACGAGTTTCAATGTATCTTCATCAATAGGAAGAACTTTACCTTTATCATCTGCAAGATTCCAATTTTCCATACCCTTTATTACTCTGAGAATACTAAGTTTAACTTGGTCTATTTTGATATGCTCTGTCATTACAATTTCTTCGCCCTTGCGTCTTTTTTCTGCAAGTTTTCCAATATCTACAAGTTTTGTTGAAACTTGGTTAGCTTCCATTTCGTCTCCTGCTGTTAAAGTTTTCACTTCAATTGTGAGATTGCCTTCTATTGTTTTAATTTCTACCACTTTTGTTTTCTTAAAAGAACTTAATTTAATTACTGACATTGTTGACCACTCCTATTTTGTTAAGAGAGGAGAACCGAAGTTCCCCTCTTGGTTATTGTGAATTTATTTAAATACTTGATTCAGAATTAATGAGAACCCATTCGTAAGCCATATCAAACTGAGAATCATAATTTGCAAAACCTTCAACTGAAAAAATCATTCTATCTCTGTTTGTTGGTAAATCTGGAACTTCATTTCTTACTCTTGGTGCAAAAAATTCAAGTGCATAATTTTTGCCTGTAGTTCCAATTTCAACACCCTGACATTTTCCATAATCAATCTGCAAAAAGAAAAATGTTCCTTGGTCAACTTGATTATATTCAACCATGTCATTGAACTCAATTTCTCCTGAGAGTGATACAGTCTGAATAGTCGGTGTTAAATCTTTTACAGTGTCGTCACAACGAATTGTATAAACAGGGTCGAGAGCATTATCAATTCCTACTTCGATACTTTCATAATCAACATTAGCAACATGATTAATAATAACCTGTGCCTGTTTGAAAAGGAAAGGCTCAAGATTTGATAATACTAATGCAGGTGGAAATGTATGACCTGTAATTGTTCCATATTTTTCATCCTGACAGATAAGGTCAACGGAAGCCTGAAGGAAATCTTCAGAGTTCACTGTGAATGTAGCTGTATTTACTTTTGCTCCTGTATATTCAAAAAGTTCTATTCCACCCTCTGTATTCCAATACTGGAATGAAGGTATGTCAGTTGAACTCTGAATAATGTGAGAATAAACGCCAGCAACATCTTCCGCATAACTTACGATAAGCTCATCATCAGTTGCAGCTGCTACAACCAGAGTAACCACACCTGTTCCGTCAACAAGAGTATAATCTGTTGTGTCAACAAGAAGTCTCCATATGTTGGTTAATTTAGTGTAATACCACACTCTTTCGCTTGCACTCACTACAGTTGGATTAGCTACAGTAATTTCTGTCTGAGCTGCTATAAGTGTAAAATGTTCTCTCCAATGATAGCCATTAAGAGTTGTAACTTTTCCAGCTGAAAATTTCAGAAAATTTCCGAATCCATTTTCAGGTCCACCAATTACATTAATTGAACCTCCGACAGTCTTTCTTGTTCTGATATTTGCAGTCTTTACGAGATTTCCCGTAATAGTCTCAGGGTCAGAATATCCGTAATCAGGTCCGATACTATCATCAGAAACCTCAACACGTTTCATTCCCGGAGTTCCCGGAAAAACACCGTATGCTACTTCTTCAATAATCGCTGTTTTACTTGTAATACCTTGAACGCCCATAATAAAAACCTTCCTTTCTTTATTTTAAAATATATTTATAATTTCTTTCTTCTCAACATAAATTTGTATTGAATAGTTCTGAAACTTGTAATGTTATCTCACAAACTTTTGCAAATGGATTACCGTCATTATCAAGTATGTATCCATAAGTTTCTTGTATCACTTGACTAGTATATACTTTTCCATCAAGTTTAGGATTTTCCATAAGAATAGCTTCGATATTTTTTATTAAAGCATCAATCTCAAGTTGAGCATCCCAAACATCATTATAATCAGAAATTCCACATAATATTTTAAGAGGTGTGTTTCTCTGATTTTTTTTACCAAGAGAAACTACTTTAACCTCTGTTATTGGGTCAATAGAAAAAGTAATAAAAGGATAACAAGTAGGTTCATCTTCAACTGTTTTACTGAAAAATAGAACTTTTGTATTTGTTCCTATATCATTATTCAAACGAGGGTCTGCTTTAAATAAAGCATATGCTCCTTCAATTGCGTCACTTATCATCTTTCAAATCCTTCCATAATATATTCCTGAACCATATTAAGCATTTTTTTTCTATCAGATTGAGTCATATATAACATTTCCCTTGACGGAATAATTAAAAATCCAACTTCTAAATTTAACCAGAAATTAGCTTTAAACCATTTTTGCATCTTAGGAGTCACACGTATCAATGAACCAAAATGTTGTATCGCACCAAGATTTTCTCCTGATTTTGTTTTAAGTCTACTTCCTATTGAAGCTTTTTTAGTATATGCTTTTGGTTTAAATGAACCTTTTAATTTACCAGTAGCATTTAATAGTGGTCCAGTATGAATTTTTAATCCTCTGCTTCTCTGTGCCATCAAATGAGTCATAGGAGAACGAGGACTCCACTTACCATAAGGTCCTTGTTGTCTGTCAAAGTGTCTATCAACTATTTCAGCGAGTTCCTTTGATATATCATACATCACAGGGAACATATCATTAGTTTTAGCTTTAACTCTTGCTAACATATCCAAAAGAGCTTGAAGGTCGGGTGCATCAAAACTAATATTTAAAACTCCGACACTTGACCTACCTGACAAGGTTTTTTTAATTCTTCCTGTAGTTCCAGTTATATTAGGAAATACTGCTGCAAAGCCTGACATTTTCAAGTTCCTTCCAAAATTCTTCTTCTTGAGAAATCATTGCTTTTTCCATAACATGAAACTGGACGCAACGAGTATCCCATTCAATTTTAGTATCTTCGGGGAGGTCAACACAATATCCTGCGTCTTCACCCCATGTATGATATTTATATGAGCTTAAAGGAACTATTTTTCTATGTATTGAAAAACATGCACCTGTTACATCTACATCATAAATTTTATTAAGTTCGTAATTTATTTTATGTCTAATTATCCCTTTTTCGGTTTCTATTCCTACATTGCAATGTCGATATAAAGGGTTAAATTCCATGTCTGGATTGAGAAGGAAATCATTAATAACCATAGCACCTCTCATGCTAGGTTTTTCTCCATCAATCAATAAATTGACAGTTTCAGGATTTATTAATATATCACTGTCAATACTTATCATCCATTCAGCTTCAGACCTTTCAGTAAAAATCTTCATCATTAAATTTCTAAGGTCTGCAAGGTTTACATAAAGTTTACCTCTGTCACCAGTTGAAGCATTTGTATGACGACCAAGAGGGTCAGAACCATTAAGTCTTGATGAACCTGCTCCTATTGCATCTTCTTTAAAATCACTTTTCGCAATAATAATTTTGTTATAATCATTCTGAAATCTTTCAGCAAATGCATGTAATATCATTTCTGATTTATCAATACTGTCGTTTAAAATAAAACATAATGTTAAATCTTTCTTAGAATAATTAAGGTCAAGTATTCTTTTTAAAAATTCAGGAAGAATCCATTCACAATTTCTAATTAAAGAACCAATAAATATATTCATTATTAAAACTTCCTTTTTCGTATATCACAGATTTTATTAGGGTC